ATGTAATTACCCGCGCACGAAAGGCCACACACGGCACGCCCTGTTTAGAAAAATTCTAAATAGGGCAGGCATATTGCGTGAAAATCGCCTCTGTGTCATTACATAACCCCCCGAGAGCGGTGCGGGCTTTCCGTTGGGACAAAGGGAATTTATTTCCCTTTGAACCCTTATTTTCGCCTTATTTTACTGAAAAACAAGCGTAAAATTTTGCGAATGAAAAGAGATGTATTCATTTACAAACGTTTACATACGTATGTAACTGTTTAATATACGAGTAATCAGTTAGTTAAGTTGTAAATTTACTACTTAACTAAATCAGGGGCGCCACCTGTTAAAACTCGGTATTTTATTATGTTTTCATCTATTTTCAATTATTGGAGCCGGAGAATGAAAGCCGGTGATTATTTCAGCAACCTGGTACGCGATTTTAAAAAAGGCAATCCGGATGCATACGACAAAGTATTTTCGCACCTGGTGCCTGAAGTGCTTAACCTGAAATTTCCTGCTAGTGTTGTGGTGTGTGTAATGCCGTCCTGCAGTGGTGAAATTAAACCCATGCAAAAGCTTGCGGCAGAAGTTGCCGAGTTTTGCGACCTGATAGACGGCACGGAACTGTTGAGAAAATTACACGTTACACCGTCATTTTGCAGGACCGGAAAACGTGATTATTCAGAATTGTGGTATAGTATTGAAGCTGATCCTATTGTGAACGGCAGGCACATTCTTTTACTTGATGATGTGACCACAACCGGCACAAGCTTTGCCGCAGCCAGTGCCCGACTTTTTGAAGCTGGGGCGGCTTCGGTTACCTGCTTAGCAATTGCCCGCACTGTTTTACTTTTAGAAGTGGAGGCCTACGCATGAAAGACCGGGCTTTTAAAGTAGATGCGAAATATACAAAGCTGAAAGGCTACAACCGCATAAGTGTGACACCTAAATTAATTTTATGCGGAAAATGGCTGGAAGATGTAGGTATATTTTCAGGCGATAGGGTGAAGGTTGAAGTTTTGGAAAATCAGATCATTATTAAGGCAGTGTAAAAACTGTATATGTTCTGGTTTACCAGCGAAACGCCCGACTTCTGGATACAGTTGAAAGGTGAAAACGCAGGGCGGCCGCTGTTGTCGCCTTGCGTTAATTCGGTAGGAGTAAAGGCAGATGTTTTAATTTTTGATCCTAAATATTTATATTATATGTTTTTGAACCTGTATAATATTGGTATTTACACGCCTTTACTTCGTGGATCTGTGATTCCATTCATCCGGCAGGGTGATATTTCGGAGGCATTTTTAAGATGCTATATGTTAAAGGGTGTACGATAGTGTACACCTTTTTTTCGCGCCGCCTCCACTGCGTTGCGGCGGAGATAGGAATGCGCACCCAGGGCTATTGTGATGGTGTGCGCATGGGATTGTGCCATCTGAAGCATTTGAAAATAAAAGCTTCAGGGCGGGTTTTTTCTGAAAGCACTACGATGTAGAGCTTTGATTTATTTTACCTTTGAACTATGGAAGCAAAAAAACGATTTTATACGGAAGGATCCCGCTCTTTTATCGAGTATAATGGTAAACCCAGGATGATTATTGAAGTTTTTGAGATTGATACTAGTGATGATATTATTACGGTAATGGCTGAAAAAGGGAATGAAATGAAATTACAGAACCTGCCATACTTTGGTGCAGCCACCAGCTGGAACGGGAAGTACTATTTATTGGTTTCAACTTCGATCCTGGATGCATTGCCACCAAGTACAAAACAATACACCGACCACATGGCCCGGGTGATGCGAAGGTTGGCGGATTGGTATCGGTACACGATACTCAAGGCGCAAGCGAATTGATTATTTGGCCGGTGTAATCCGGCTTTTTTTATGTCCTTTTGTTTTGTTTTGGCTCCGATTACATTTGAATCCTCAATAATTATTAACCTAAAAGTAAAACAATGAAAAAACTGTTTTTCATTTTCGCGCTGCTCGCTGTGATGGTGATGCAAGTGCCACAGGCTTCGGCCGCCGGTCCTCCTGGACAAGAGGAAATTTCTATTGCGTTGTGCACTGCCCAGTCAGATGTGCAATATGTTGTTCAATATGCCATGATTCCTGATATTAGCTTTGCCGCTGACCTGCCGGTATTAGATTTAAAGGCGCCTGCTGATTTCCGCTTATTTAAGTTATGTTTTGCGGAATCAATTAAATTTCAGCATCCTCCTAATAATAGAGTTGGCATGATTTCCTTTGATACTGATAAATTAATTGAAAATAGTCATTACTCACAATTAGGCTACAGCCTGTGGGATTGGTATAGTGCATAAGAAATTAAGTGTTCAATTAAAAAGCCTGGTCAATTGATCAGGCTTTTTTTTTGCGCTGTGCTTGTGTCCTTTGTGTGGCTGTGCTGTGGCTGTATCATTGCTTAAAATTGCAGCGATGATATTACTTTCAAACTTGCACAAGATGGTCGAAAAGGGTGCATTCTCGATCGCATTTGTGGCCGAATCGGGCGAAATTATACACTGTGAACATGCTATTTGCACCAGCTGGCACAGCCGTGGACGAACAATGAATATTAAATTAATAACAAGCCGCGTAGTGCGCACGGTTCGCCGATGCACCATTATCGCATTCAACGATCAGGAGGTTGCATTATGAACGATAGTTTTGAAGTTGGACCATTAAGTTATTTTCCGGAAACACAGGCCATTGTGGCACAGGTATCTTCAGTTGATTTTTTGAACGTGCCCACATCCACCGTCACGCTTGATAAATACAAACTTGCGCCCTGGGGCGATACCAATAACCTGCCAGCCGAGCTGATGGACAAAATAAAGGTTTCGGATGTGGTTGGATCGAACCTGAAACACAACATTGATATGATGTATGGCCAGGGGGTAAAACCTTTTTTGAAAGTTGTTGAAAATGGCGAATCGCATCTGGAAGAATGCACCGACGAAAGGGTTCTGGAATTTTGCGAAAACAATGATATCGCTGGCTATTTTCAGGAACAATGCACCGATATGGCCACGTTTTTTAATACGTTTCCCGAAATCATACTTACTGCAGACATGAAAAGCATCTACAGTTTGAAACACAAAGAAGCATCGTATAGCCGGTGGGGCGTTTGTGATACCAAAACAGGTGAGATTGTGAAACATTTTTACAGCTCGGCATGGGACCTTGGCGCCAACATCAATAATACTTTCGTGACTGATGTGCTTAACCGGCACAATCCGCTGGGCGATTTGCGCAACCGCATCGCCAACCGGTCGGTTGCCACAAAGCGTTTTATGCTTCAGGTGAATTTTGCCACCCCCGGCAGGGTGTATTACCAGCAGCCTTACTGGTGGTCGATTTTCGGAAGCGGAGCCTACGACTACAGCACCATGATATGGAACTTCAAAATTGCGCTGATGAAAAACGGACTTGCCGTTCGATACATTATTTATGTGAGCGACAAATACTGGGATCTTATTTTCAGCGAGGAAAAGATTGACCGCAATGATCCGGCCAAAATGAAAGCACGCAAGGAAGAAGAATTTGCGAAGTTCCGCGACTTTTTGAGCAACGAAAAAAACGCTGGTAAAGGATTGATGGCACTCAAGAAGTTGATTCCATCAGCCAACACAGCCATCGAAGAAAAGTATATCGTTATCGAGGAAGTGAAAAACAGTATCAAAGGCGGTGAATTCCTTGAAGATTCGTCGGAGGTATCGAACACACTCAATTATGCCATGCAGGTGCATCCTTCATTAATTGGCTCGCCTCCGGGTAAAACAGGCGGCAGCATGAGCGGAACCGACAAAAGGGAGTTGTATCATATAAAATCGGCAATGATGACACCTTATCGTGACCGACTTTTGCGGCCATTATACCTGGTAAAGAATTTCAATAATTTCCCATCGAACCTGGTGTGGAAAGTACTTGAGTATGAGTTTACCACACTCGACGAAAACAAGACCGGAAAAAGTATTTCGACAAACGCAGACAAAAACAGCAGCGATGATAATCAATAACATTGAAACACTGAAACAGCATATTGCCACCATTGTAGGCGATAACATTGACCGATATCAACCGTATATTGCCACCGCCGAAAAGTTTATGAAGCGCGAAATTACGGGCACCGAACTATTTAACCTTGCCACATTGGCACATCCCGAGTTTTTGAAGCTGTGCCAGGCTGTTGTGGCACACAAGGCATATCTGGATGCCATACCTTTTTTGGATCTGGTTGAAACCGAATCGGGCTTTGCCGTAACACACAACCAGAACCTGACACCGGCATCGACCAAAAGGGTGAAGGATTTGATTGCCGCCACCGCCGAACGACTTACTGAGTGCATTGAGGATCTGCTTGAGTATTTGGAAACATCCGACACTGTTTTGATTGATGCCTGGAAAGGATCGGTTACTTATACATTGGTGAACGACAATTATATTGATTCGATAAGGATGTTTCGCAATTATGCCGATTTTGCCGGTACCCGGATGGAGTGGATCGCCTTCAGGAACAAACTTACCAGGGCACGCAAACTGAAGATTGAGCCAGTGATCAGCTTCTTCCTTTCGGCTGAGATAATTGAAGATATGCGCGATGGCGATTTAACACCTGCCAACAATAAAATTATTGAGGATCTGCGTTTTTCCATTGCGGCCTATGCCACCGGTGACGAGGCTTGGGGCGATAGTTTTGTGGCACGTGTGCGTAAGGTGCTTTATGCCACTCCGGATGACTACCCAGCGTTTAAAACAAGTGACATTTATGTGCAATATCTTGCACAATTGCCACGCGACACTTCAGCGGATCCATTTATGACCTGCGGCGTATGAGAACGATAGACCTGCATATACCAAGCTCGTTTGGCGAGATGACACCAAAGCAGATTGATTATTTCAGCCGGGTGCTCACACACAAAATACCTGCTATTGAAGTGAAGATTCATTGTTTTTTGAATTTCACAGGGCTGAAGCTTCTGCAAAAAACCCCGTTACAGAACCAGGACGGTCAGCAATGCTATTTATTTTCGATGCATGGCAAAGGCCGTTTTTTACTGGATGTTGAACGCTTTGCCGCTATGATTGAAAGGCTTTCTTTTTTA